AGCAAGTGTATACCTCTAAATCCAATATTAAAGTTCAAGAGAAGCGTCGAGTAGATTTGCTTTATAATATGGTTGATGCAGTCAAGGCTTACGACAAGCATGAAGCCAATACCCTTAAAGAAGTTGTCGCCATGCGAGCTTCTAAAGGTCAGATTAATCAGGCTCAACTTGCAATTGCGGCAGTCGCAGAGCAGTATCCGCAGCTCAAGTCTAGCGATCTTTACAAAGACCTTATGAATGAGTTCGCAATGACCGAGAATAGAATTGCTACATATCGTAGTTCTTACAACGATGAGGCAAAAGTTTATATCCGCTATACGCGTTCTTTTCCAGCCAATGTGTTTCTTGGTATGGCTGGATACGAAATTACAAAAGTTGAGTATCTAACTTATGAGGCTCCTGAGAGTGCCCCTACTAATCTCTTTCAGTAAGGATTAATCCAATGTATGGTTATCGCGAGTGGCGAAATAATGTTGCAATTAGTTTTGATAGTTTTAGTATTACTTATCGAGAATTGATTGCCAGTATCGTTATCATTTGCTTGATGATAGGTATTGGTTTTGGGATAAGTGGTGCAATTCAAAACTCAGTAAATGATAATCTTATGAAGTACAAAACAGCGGATAAGATTGAAACTGATAGCATGTTTGACTATGCGGTCCGGACTAACTCCGGATATGCTTTTATCTATGGCACAGTTGCTGCAATTGATCCAGTCTCAACCTCAGAGATTAAGGGCGAGTACATGGTTATCAATAAAACACATGAGCACTATACCATGCATACAAGAGTGGTTACTGAAACAGATAGCGAAGGCCATTCCCGTTCTCATACTGAAACATATTACACCTGGGATGCTACTGATTCGGAAAACTTTCAAAGTAGATATGTAACTTTTCATAAGTATACTTGTCTTACCACAGTATTTACACTTCCTTCATTTGATAATATTGATGTTGTATATCAAGACTCAAATGATAGAAATATCTACACAGGATTGCCAACTTCTATCCAAGGAACGGTGTTTAGTTGTATTGACAATCACGCTCTAAGGGATAAAAGTCCTATTTATCGCGATTCAAATATTGAGAAAACTTTGCATGATGTAACTACTACTTACGAAGTACCTTTCTTCTGGTGTGTTTGGGTAATTCTTATAGGATGTGCGGTTTTTGGATTTTATTATTTTCCGAATAATTGGCTCGAATAAACAATTAGGAGATGTTATGTGGTATATTCTTTTGACTATGATTTTTCTGCATGTCGTAGATGACTACTATCTGCAAGGCATTCTCGCAAGTATGAAACAAATCAGTTGGTGGAAGTATCAGACAGGATTTAATTCTTTCTACTCCCTTGATTATCTTGTTGCTCTTGCAATGCACGCTTTTAGTTGGGCCTTTATGATTATGCTGCCTTTCTATAAAATTGCAATCAGTGGGAATTTACTTTTCCTTAGTCTCTTTATCTTTAACGCTTTTATCCATGCGGTTACAGATGACCTTAAGGCGAATGCAAAGAAACTTAACCTTATTATGGATCAGAGTATCCATATTGCACAAATTATCTTTACCTTCTATATGCTTACTAACTTTGTAAAATAAGAAAGGAGTCATTATGAGTAACAGTCCTATGGGCAGAGTTCTAGAGCATGAAGATACTTACCGAGACGACACGTTTGTAATGATTGGGCTTCAAGGCTCTCAGAACTATAACCTAGCCACTGAATTCTCAGATGTAGATACAAAGATACTTGTTGTGCCACGATTTAAAGACCTTGTGCGGAATCGCAAACCTATTAGTACAACTCGAATCCTTCCCAATGATGAACATTGTGATGTAAAAGATATTCGCTTGTATTGGGACTGCCTCCGCAAGCAAAACATTAACTTTGTAGAACTTCTTTTCACGCGATACTTCAATGTCAATCCACTCTATATGGCTCCTTGGGCAAAAATGCTTGAGGCCAGAGAGCGCATTGCTAGGTACAATACCCACGCGGCAGTCAGATGTATGAAAGGTATGGCGCTTGAAAAGCGTAAGGCTCTTACACATCCCTATCCTGCTAAAGAGAGTGTCTTAAAGGAGTTTGGGTATGATCCAAAGCAACTTCATCATATTCTTCGTATCCATTGGTTTCTTGAAGATTATCTTTCAGGCAAATCCTATGAGGAATGTCTTAATGCTCCAAATGCAGAATACCTAAAAAGACTTAAGTTAAATGGAGCTGGCATGAGTCTAGAAACTGCGGAGCGAAGAGCCGATGCTTGCGTTCAAGTAGTCTGTGATACCGCAGACAATTATAGGGCTTCATCTGATGAGAGCAAAGACGAAGAGATTGATGACTTACTTGATGAGGTTTTAGAAGAAATCCTTACCATTGCATTTAGACAGGAGCTGAAATGTCATTAGAAAATAATACTCTTTGCTCTTGCGGCGATCCAGAAGGCGCAATTTGTTTGATGCGACGAGAATCTGGTATCTGCCCACAGCTTCCAAGAATTGAGTTGCTAAAAGCTAAACTAAGATGGCTAATAGAAACTAATGAATTGGAAATAGATATATGTGAATTTGACGAACCGCTACCAGATGAGGTGAAAAAATAATGTGGGGATGGGGATGCGGCTGTCTTTGGCTTCTAGCTGTTATCGCAGCTACAATTTATGCACATAGAACTAAAACAGTAAAATTGAATTAATACAATTGTTATTATCATAAAGGGGAAAAGAATGAACGCATCTGTGATAGTGTTCGTGATAGGCTTTTCACTTATCTCTTGGTTCATTTTCTTCTGGGTTTGGAGTGTTTTTTGCGATAAGCCAAGAAACAAGCCAGACAAAGTTTTAGAAGAAATTGAATCTATTGCTTTTGATACTAGCGGAGCTGGGGCTGAACATAAGATGAATCTAATTAGGAATGTTTTAAGAACGAGAAAATAATATTTAACTAGGAAAACGGAGACGGAATTTCCGCACACACGTCAGCTATTTTTGATCACAAATTAGATAAAGGAGTTGTTTTATATGAAAATGGTATACTCAGATTTTGACCCTATCAGTGGTATTTCAACAGTAATTCTTCAAAAGGGAGAGTATTTCTTCGAGGGGGAGGTTCAGCTTCACGAGGAGGACGTCCCTTATGCTTCTTCATACGCAGGATGTGCTTTTGCAGAAATCAAAGCTGAAATTGAATATATGAAGTTTAAAGTAGATGCCGCCAGAGATAAGCTTAAGACTCTTCAAATTCTTTATTCTCAAATGGAAGATTTGAAAGAGTTCTCAGCATATAAGCATTCTCGTCCAGTGAGACATTTGCGGAAACAAGTCCATATGGCGCAAAAGGACTTAGATACTGCAAAAACTGATCTTCAGGCTCTCAAGGATTTTTATCCTGTTCATGTTGAAAAAAGGCTTCTGCAAGCTAAGTTCCTAAAAGCGCAAATCGAAGCAAGCAAGAATATTAAAGAGCTTGGACTCTGTATGTCCTAAACATAAATAATTGAATCAAGCGATTGTGAATCGGCTGTATAAGCTTAAATTTTTCACAATCGCTTGACTATACTCTAAATTTATGGTATAATAGAATGAGAAATGGAAATATAACTTGTTTTATATATGATTGAGAGGTGAGAAAATGCCTAAACTAAATGACTTAACAAATAGAAGATTTGGAAAATTAATAGTATTATGTAGAGAAAAAAATAATAATCACAAACAAACAATGTGGAAGTGTAAATGTGATTGTGGTACTGAATTTATAGTTAGGGGATATAGTTTGACGACAAGTAATACTACATCTTGCGGTTGTCGCCGGACAGAAATGCTTAATAAAAGAAATAAAGAATTAGGAATAAAACATAGAATTAATGAAACAGGAAATAAATATGGTAAATTATCAGTTATAGAATTAGATGAAGAAAAAACTAATAATAGTCAAAATGCCTGGTGGATCTGTCAATGCGATTGTGGCAATCTTACTTCCATTAAAGGTGTCGATTTAAGACGAAATCATACTATGTCTTGTGGATGTATTAAAAGCCAGGGTGAATTACAAATAATTCAATTATTGCAAAATAATAACATTGATTTTGTTTATCAGTACTCTTTTAAAGATTTAATTGGAATCACCAGTCTTTTGAAATTTGATTTTGCTATTTTTACAGCGAATCAATTATCTTATTTGATTGAGTACGATGGCATACAACATTTTGAGACTAGTAGTTATTTTGGAGGAGACTCTTCATTTAAGATTAGACAAAACTTAGATTCTTTAGAAAACGAATATTGTGTATATCATAAAATTCCTTTAATTAGAATTAAATATACAAAATTAAATAATATGGATATTCTTGATGTATCATTAAAAGAAGGGAGCAAATTAATTGACTATAGAGAATAGTTATACCGCAGAGAGTGTACAAACTTTAACCGGAATTGAACATATCCGTTTACGAGCGGGTATGTATATTGGTTCGATTGAATCTGCGGGACTCCATCAGATTGCCTTGGAAATCATTTCCAACAGTGTTGACGAATATCTAAATGGTGGGGCAACTAAGATTGATGTTACTCTAACCAAAAAGGACAGCTTAATTGTTGAAGATGACGGGCGTGGAATTCCAATTGGAGTCCATGAGAGTGGTTGTTCTATTCTAGAAGCCGTCTTTGGCATTACTAACACTGGCGCCAAATATGACAATGAGGGAAAATCTGGATATAACTCCTCTGGTGGTACGAATGGGATTGGGGCTAAAGCTACCAATGCTCTATCTACCTTCTTCAAAGCAGATAGTTATAGGGATGGAAAAGGTGAATATGTAGTTTTCCACAAGGGGTTAATGCATAGCTGTGGAGCTATAGGTAGTGATATCTTCCCCACAAAGATGAAGCATGGTGTTAAAGTCGAATTTATTCCAGACCCAGAAGTATTAAACTGCACTACTTTCGACTATGACAAAATGCATAAGCAATTACAAGAGTTAAGCTATCTTTGTAAAGGATTAACCTTTACTCTTACCAATGAAAATATTGGAACAAAAGTCCAGTTCTATTCAGAACATGGGCTACTTGACTATGTAAATAGTCTAAATAAAGGACTTGCTCTTTCTGAGCCTTTTTATTGCAATGAAGAAGGACTCGAAATCGCAATGCTTTGGAATAGTAATAGCTCTTATATTTACAAACTCTATACGAATAATATTCCTCAGTATAAGGGAACTCATCATACTGGATTCAAGACTGCTCTTACTTTAGTTATGAACCAGTACGCAAGAGAGAAAGGTTTCTTGAAAGAGAAAGATGAAAATCTTCAAGGCACTGATCTGGAAGAAGGTCAGGTAATGGTATTGAGCCTTCGTTATCTCAATCCTATCTATGAAGGCCAAAATAAAGAGAATCTGACTTCTGCGGAAGCCCGCACTCATGTTCAGCGAGTTGCGACTCAAGTCTTGCGGGATTGGCTTAACTCAAACCCTAAGAGTGCTAAGAATATTATTGAGAAGGCTCTTGTCTCAAAGAAGGCAAGAGAAGCTGCTAAACGAGCTAGGGCCGCAGTTAAAACAAAAGCAGATACTAAGAAGCAAGCATTGAAGATGCCTTCTAAGATGACCGATGCTTGGAGTAAAGATCGTTCCAAGTGTGAACTGTTTATTGTAGAGGGAGATTCTGCGGCAGGCAACATGATTGAGGCTCGTGATAATGAGACTCAAGGCATTCTTCCTGTCCGAGGAAAGATTCTTAATGTTATCAAGACTCCTATTGATAAGGTATTAGCAAATGCGGAAATCTATGATATGATTCAAGCATTTGGTCTATATTTAGATCCTAAGACTAAGAAAATTGCATTTGTAGAAGATAATCTTAGATATAGTAAGATTATTATTGCCTCTGATGCTGATGTAGATGGAGCGCATATTCAATCTCTATTCTATACTTTCATCTGGACTTTTGCACCACAACTTATTGAGAAAGGCTATATCTATGCTAGCGTTCCTCCTCTTTATAAAGTCACTGTTGGCCAAGAGTATAAGTATCTAAAAGATGATGCGGATCTTGATAAATGGAAACAAGCAAATTCAACTAAGAAGTTTAAGCTAGGCCGCATGAAGGGTCTAGGAGAGATGGATGCAGATGAACTAGAAGAGACTATGTTAGAGCCTAGCAATAGAACTCTTAAACAAGTTACTTTGGAAGATGCGAGGATCGCAGGCAAATTGTTTAATCAGTTAATGGGAGACAGTCCAGCTCTTCGTCGTATTTATATTGAAGCACATAGCGCAGAAGTGGAGGTTCAAATTTAATGCAATTAGTAGTTCAGACCATACTAAATGAAGAAGATAAAACTATTCATGTAGCATACTATGATAGAAAAATATTTTTGACAAGCTATCTTTATTCATATGAATCACTTAATCCTAATAAAATATATACTGGAAGAGATATAGCAGATGCAGCCGCTTGGGCCGCGACGAATGCGATAAGCCTGCTAAATAAAAAAATAACAATGATTAATGAAGAGGAGGAAGGTTAATGTCAGAAATTTACAGTGATATAACTACAGAACTTTCCTCTAACTTTATGGCCTATGCTATTGCAGTAAATACAGATAGAGCTATTCCAGATGCTAAATCTGGCTTAAAACCTGTCGCTCGAAGGATTCTCTTTGATATGTATACAACAGGTAAACTATCTAATAAGCCGCATACTAAATGTGCGGCCATTGTTGGAGATACCATGGGACGGTTCCATCCACATGGAGATTCATCTATTTATGAGGCTCTTGTCCGACTTGCCCAAGAATGGGTAATGCGATATCCTCTTATTGATTTTCATGGGAACAAAGGAAATATGGGGGGCAACTCTGCGGCAGCAGCTAGATACACAGAAGCTAAACTCTCTAAGATTTCAGAATTTGGATTGCTTGATGGTATAAAGAAGGGCGTAGTTGATTTTATGCCTAACTACTCAGAAGATGAAGAAGAGCCCGTTACTTTAGCATCTCTTTTCCCTAATCTCCTTTGTAATCCTAATACCGGCATTGGAGTCTCATTAGCTTGTAATTGGTTACCACATAATCTCAATGAAGTGACAAATGCTATCCAAGCATATCTTGACGATAATGAGATTACTATTGATGAACTTGTTTCTAAACATCTTCCCGCCCCAGACTTTCCTATGGGAGCGACTATTATCAACAAAGATAATATGCTTTCTTGTTATAAGACTGGCCGAGGCCGAGTTATCATGCAAGCAAAATATGATACTGAAACTCGTGCGCGAAAGACTCTCATTGTTTATAAGGAACTCCCATTTGGAGTTAACACTGAAACATTGCTTAAACAAATCAATGACTTGGTAGCAAATGGTAAGATTACTGGTATTGATGAAGTCCGCAATGAATCTAATAAAAAGGGTTTAAGAATAGTTGTAGAACTCGCGGCTTCAGGTAACGTAAGTAGCATAGTCACTAAACTTTATCAAGAAACTGATTTGCAAAAAAATACTAGCTTTAATCAAGTAGCTCTTGTCGATAAAGTACCCACTACTTTAAATCTAAAACAAGTTATTGAGATCTATGTCGCGCATCAAATTGATATTATTGTGCGGGAAATGACCTTTGAATTAGCAAAAGCAAAAGCCAAGTTAAATATTACTGAAGGTTTATTAATTGCTCTTGAAGATATTGATAATGTAATTGCTTTAATTAAAACTTCTAAATCTTCAAGTGATGCCCGCATTCGATTAGCAACTAAATATAATCTTAATGAAGCTCAAACAAAAGCAATTGTAGATATGAAATTAGGTCGAATTGCTGGGCTAGAAAAGATTGAGATTGAGACAGAAAAGAAAGATCTTCTTTCTAAAATTTCTGATTGCCAAGATATTCTTGCAAATCAAACTCGACAGAATACTATTCTTTCTAATCGTCTCGCGAATTTTACTAAAAAGTATGGAGACGCTAGAAGAACAGATCTTGCCCAGATAGAACTAGTCTCAAAAGAAAAGATTATTGAAGCTATAGAACCGGAAGATGTAGTGGTTGTTCTTACCAAGGCTGGTCATATCAAAAGAATTCCAGTAAAAAGTTTCAAGATTCAAAAGAGAAATGGTAAAGGAATCAAGAATAAAGATGATAGTGTTCTTGACATTATAAAGACAAATACCATTGATACTTTAGTAATGTTCTCTTCTCTTGGTAAGATGTACCGAATCGTAGTAGATGATGTGCCACCATGCACGAATGCGGCCATAGGCACGGCGATAGGATCTCTAGTTAAATTAAATCTAGATGAAGAGATTATTGCAATTACCTCTCTCTATAGAAAAAGCACAGCCACTTCTGTTGTATTTATAACTGCCCAAGGGATGATTAAGAAAAGTTCTTTGGAAGAGTATAATAACAGTAAGAGAACTACGACTGGAGTTATTGCCCTTAAACTTAAAGAAGGAGATAAAGTAGTAGAAATTACTTTCTTAGATAAACAAGAGTTAATCTTAATATCTAAATCAGGAATGGCGATACGAGTTACAACTGCGGATATCAATAATGTCGGTAGAGTTGCTATGGGCGTTAAGGGAATGAAATTAAACGAAGGAGATGAAGTAGTTGCAGGAGTGCCGGTACACAAACTTACTGATGAACTTGCAGTATTTACAAGAGATGGAAATGGCAAGAAGATGGCCCTCTCTGAGTTTACTATTCAAGGACGAAACGGCAAAGGGGTGTATCTTTATAAAGACCAAACCTTGGCCGGGGCGGCCATGGTCTCCGACGATGATAACATCTTAATTATTGGCAGTAATTCTAATATAGGAATTTCCACAAAAGATATTCCCTCTGCCTCTCGAACTGCTAGTGGGAATCCTATGATTAAAGGAAGTATGATTCTATCTACAGTAAAAATCTAATTGACATAATAAAATAAATGTGATATAATATAAAAAAGGGGAAAACAATGTCAGAGATAGGTATGACCATTTCTATAGAAGAATATGAAACTCTTATTTGGAGAAGTAAGTATCTAGAGTACCTAGAAAGAGGCGGGGTTGATAATTGGAATGGGTTTGATTTCGCTATGGATGTTGCCCGAGAAGAAGGATTTTTTAATGAAGATGAGGATTAAAATATGTCACTTTGTATAGGATTTGATGAAGATAAAGTACATGCACTATATCCCGAAGCCTCTATGATTAAGGCTATGGATATTTGGTCATTGCCGAAAAACAAAAGAGACAATCTCGAAGAGTACTGTAACAGTGGAAAATATCTCGCTTCTGTTAAGAAAGATGGATATTTTTATTCACTGAATAGAACTCCGCAATTCACCTATCTCTTTAGTCGAAGAAAAGGCGTTAATGGATTCCTTACTGAAAAGAGCATGCAGGTTCCACATATTGGAGAAGCTGCGCAAACTCTCCCCCCTGATACTCTTCTTATTGGAGAGATTTATATCCCAGGAAAAACTTCTAAAGCAGTAACTGGAATTATGGGATGCTTGCCAGCTAAGGCTATTTTACGCCAAAAAACAGATGGGAATGTCCATTATCTATTGAATGATATTGTCACTCTTAACGGAGAAGATTTGCGGGACAAGCCTTTTGAAGAGCGGATTGCGATTCTCACCGAGTTGCATGAAACTTATTTTTCTAATAACGAGTTCATTCATGTCGCAGTAAATATTGATACTGATATTTATGAGACTGCGAAACGTCTCCTTGATGAAGGAGAAGAAGGGATGGTGCTTAAGAAGAAAGATAGTTTGTATATTTGTGATAAACGACCTGCTTGGTCAAGCATTAAAATCAAGCAAGAGGACACTCTAGACGTTGTGATAACAGGATTCTGTGATCCAACAAAAGAGTACCAAGGAACTGAACTCGAAGCTTGGCAATATTGGTGGGTAAATGATTTAGAATACCAGAGACCTCTTCCTACAGAGGAAGCTAAGGGAGAGTCGTTTTTAGAGGCGTGTAATTATGGATTCTACATTCCTGTTACAAAAGCATATTACTTTGGATGGAAGAACGCCATTGAGGTTTCTGCCTATGATGGGAATGAATTGAAAAAGATTGGGACAATCTCTTCTGGTTTGACAGATAAAATGCGGGAAGATTTTGCAAAGAATCCCGAAAAGTATCTTAATAGAGTTATTGAAATCAAATGTATGAGTATTGACAATGAGAAGCACAGTATTAGGCATGGATATTTTCTTAAGTTTAGAGAAGATAAGAATCCAGAAGATTGTACATTTGATGTAATTTTCAACTAATACTTGACTTACTTAAAAATTTATGATATAATAGATTTGTTGAGTTAAGGAAATGAAAAATTATTAATCCATTTCTTGACTTATCAAAAATTTTGTAGTATAATATGCTTAAGAAATTGATAATTCTCCAAGAGGGAGATTACAATGAAGCAAACATCGAGAAAAAGGAGAACAACATGGCTATGAAGGAGAATTCTCGCAAGGTCTTTGAGTATCTTAAGGGTACGACTGCGGCAGGGACAGATGTTACTGCGGCTGACATTGCGGCTGCTCTAGGTATTGAGAAGAAGAGCGTTGATGGTAGCGTTACTTCTGCTCTTCAGCGCAAGGGACTCGCAGTCCGCACAAAGGCTGAGGTAGAGGTTACTGACGAGGCTGGCAAGACCACTCATAAGGAAGTTAAGTTCATCACGCTTACCGATGCTGGTATGGCTTTTGATCCTGACGCTGAGGTTGCGCCTGCAGCTGCAGAGTAATTAAATAACACGCTAGATGTTGGGATTAGAAATATCTAATCCCAACATTCGTGTTATCTAAAATCAAATGGCAACTTTAATTATTGTATTAACTCTTCTTGTTTGTCTTGCTTTTATAGCTTATAAATTTAAGGCTATAAAGGTAGATATTTTGAATCAAGAAGTAAAAAAACAGAATGAAGCATACCAACAAGAAACTCTTGAGCTAATTACTGAGCGGGAAAGCAAAATAGTAGAAGTTGATAAAGATATTAATTCTCATCTTTCTCAATTACAACAAGTAATTAAGCAAGAAACCGCAATCGTGAATTCTGTTTTAGAACAGGAGAAAGAAAGAGTCAGAGAAGGACTCTCGGCATATGCAGATATTCTAGATTCACATTATACTGATGTTGAAGAAGAGTATGATGCAAAGATAGCTATTTTACAAGATAATTTAGATAAAATGAAAGCCACTAGAGATGCAAATATCCAAGCTCTATTAAGAGAAAGAGAAATTGAGGAAAAGGAAAATTTCTTTAAAATTTCAATTTCTAATATAGACTTAGAAGATATAACTTGGCTAGAGAGTATTAAACCAAGACTGCATCATCCAGAAGTTTTATCTAAACTTATTTGGTCTACATACTATCAAAAAGAAATTACTGCTTTATGCAATAACATACTAAAAATAAATACTGTTTGCGGTATATATAAGATTACAGATATAACAACTAAATTAGCTTATATAGGACAGAGTGTTAATATCGCGCAAAGATGGAAAGATCATGTTAAAACCGCACTTGGAGCTAGTAATACAACAGCTTCCAATAAACTATATAAGTTAATGAGAGAGAATGGGATTCATAATTTTACTTTTGAATTGCTAGAACAAGTCCCTTCCTCCCAATTAAATGAAAAAGAAAAGTATTATATTGATTTATACAAATCAAATATATATGGATTAAATACAACAAAAGGAAATCTTTAAAGGAAATAAAAGGAGAGGATTGTGAGTGTAATGGGAGAAGACCCACGCGGTAGTGGAGATCTACTTTTGAACCATGCTCAGTATGCCTTCGTGCTGGATGAGAATAAGGGAACTATTTCTACTTATGTAGGTCCGAATCGACAGGCTATTAGTCAAAATGATCGACCTGTTGTTTTTAACAAGCAGTCTGGTGAATTTGATCAGGCAAATATAGCGCGAGCAACGCAAAGTTTTACCAAAGCAGATGAAGGTTCTTATATTGTCTTAACGAACCCGACAGTAGAAGAGAGTAAGGCTCATCCTGCTTCCGCTACTTCTAGCCAGCTCCCAGATCTAAATTATGGGCGAAAAGTTAATATTCCAGGACCAGCAAGATTCCCTCTTTGGCCTGGTCAAATCACAGAAGTTATTTCAGGGCACCAATTGCGCTCTAATGAATATCTTCTTATTCGTGTTTATAATGAAGATGAAGCTAAGTTGAACTGGAAGAATGCGGTCGTTCGTCCTCAAGCTCAAGATGATGAGACCCTTATGGAAGTTATGGATGAAACTGATGTCAATAAGATTGTCTTAGGACAGCTTATGATTATTCGTGGAGATGAATATTCTTTCTATATTCCTCCTACTGGTATTGAAGTAGTCCCTGATGGACATACTGGAGATTATGTGCGGAAAGCCGTTACTCTTGAGCGTCTTGAGTATTGTATTCTGCTAGATGAGTCTGGTGATAAGCGCTATGTACAAGGACCAGATGTGGTATTCCCCAATCCAACAGAACATTTTGTTGTAGAAGGCAATAATCGCAAGTTTAAGGCTATTGAGCTAAACAATGATATGGGCCTTTATATCAAGGTTATTGCGGAATATGAGGGAAATAAAATTGGTGATGAACTATTTATCACAGGTAGAGAACAAAAGATTTATTATCCACGTCCTGAGCATGCAATCTTGACTTACGGAGATCAGAGTATCCACTTTGCCGTTGCTATTCCTGCGGGCGAAGCTCGTTATGTTCTAAACAAGGACACTGGTGACGTTAAACTTGTCATGGGGCCGCAGATGTGTCTCCCTGATCCTCGGAAAGAAGTCTTTGTCCGTCGAGTTCTCGATAGAAAGACTGTTGATCTTCTTTATCCAGGAAACACTGAAGCTATTAAATATAATGCAAATCTTGAATCTATAAACACCAAAGGAACAGATTTTGTTTCAGAAGAGTCTTATCGTTCAAGATCATTTGGCAATGTAGTAACTTCCTCTTCAGCTTGGGATAGTGGCGGATTAAGTTCTTACTTATCTACTTCGGTTAGCGATAAGTTAGCTGGAGACACTATGAATCGTCATCATACTTTTACTCCACCCCGTACTTTAACTCTTGATTCTAAGTATGATGGAGCTGTTGGGGTAAATATTTGGACTGGATATGCAGTCCAAATTGTTTCTAAGAAAGGTACTCGAAAGGTTGTTCCGGGACCGACTAGTATTCTCCTAGCTTATGATGAGAGTCTAGAAGCAACAGAACTGTCAACAGGGACCCCAAAGAACCGCGAACGTACCCTTAAAACTGTTTATTTGCGAGTTAAGAACAATAAAGTTTCAGATAGAGTCCAAGCTGTAACAAAAGATCTTGTTGAAGTTGAAACTACAGTGAGTTACCGAGTAAACTTTGAGGGAGAGCCAGACAAGTGGTTTGAAGTCGAGGACTATGTTGGTTTCTTGACTGAGCATCTCCGTTCTATGATTCGTAATGCAGTCAAGCATTATGGAATTGAAGAGTTTATGGAGAATTCCGCAGATATTATTCGAGATACTGTTCTAGGGATTACCAACAAGGAAGATGGAACTCGCCCTGGACGTGCTTTCGCGGAGAATGGAATGCGAGTTTATGATGTTGAAATTCTAAATGTAGATATTGAAGATCATGAAATTGAATCAATGCTTATTGATGCTCAATATGATACAGTTAGGGCAGTTATTGTTGCTGCAGAACGTCAGCGTAAACTCGACACTATTCTTGATGAAGAGGAAATCGCACAGCAAGCTGCGAATGCTCGGTCAGAAAGCCGTTTGAAGGAACTTCAACTCTTAATTGAGGAAGAAGAGGCTAAAGAAGATTTAGAAATTGCCAAAGTTAATTCTTTAACTTCTATTGCTTCTATGAAGGATGAATTAGCAAGTAAGTCTCTCGCGGCTGAGCTAGGACGTAACACAGAGAAACTTGAATTTGAAAGAAAAACTACCGAACAAAGAGCTGCTCTACGTACAAAAGAAATTGAAAATAATATCATGGAGTTGGCTGCGGGAGTCGATGCAGAAGTTAAGAGAGCTGCTGCAATTAGCCCGCAGTTGACTGAAGCAATTACGGTTATGGGTAATAAGATGCTCGCCGCACAACTTGCTAACTCTCTTGGGCCTCTTTCAGCAGTCCGAGAAGCAGGAGTCACAGATACCTTTAACACTCTATTCGAGGCTTTGCCTGGAATGGCCAAGATATTTGTGAAGAATATGGAGGAAGGTTCTTAATTGAAATTCAGTAATACAGAAGTAATGAACATGGCCGGCGCTTTCCGGGGGCTAAGAAATCCCCTGGAAAGCTGGGCAAAGAGTGATAGTATACAAGAGCCAGAAGGATTTATCATAGGCGAAAATGATATGGCATTAGCTTGTAAATTAATCCATGCTGGAACAACACATCGTAAATTTATGAGACAAATTTTAGTATGTGTTGATATTACTGCTCCTTTATATTTTTGGAAGGAATTTGATACTTATAAAGTAGGAACAACTGCAAATTCAACTAGTACGATGCACAAAGTAATGGCGAATCCAATTTCTATAGACATGTTTGAAATAGATGATTTTATGCCTTTTAGTGGAATTTTAGATACTTGGAGTGCAACTATTAAGATACTAAATCTTTTAAGAGATAAATATCTTCTTTATATAAGCAGACAAGATTCTTACAATGCTAAAATGGTGTGGAAAGAATTAATTAGAATTCTTCCAGAAGCATGGTTACAAACGCGAACGATTACTTTTGATTATGAAGTGCTTTTGTCTCAATATGATCATCGTCATAATCATAAGTTAACCGAATGGCATTCATACTGTGATTGGATTAACACTTTACCTTATATGCAATTCTTTATTGAGGCCGCAAAGCCAAATAAAGAAAAGAAAAAGGGAAGTTTGCCAAAAGATTTACATATTACTAAATCAGATACGGACACCGGACTTACAGATGATAGATCTATAAGCTTAGAAGGCGGATCTGGTATGAACCATGTAGAGATTTTTATGCATGGATCGAATGTCTCCGCGAATGCACAGGCTATTTTGGAGGTGGCTAATGGCAAAAGTAATTAAAGCACCTAATCCATATTCTTTAGATAGTTTCCTAGTATTTACTGCGGGCAGTATTGAAATGGGAGTTGCTGAAAATTGGCAAGTAAAAGTTGAGAAAGGACTTCCAGATAGTGTTACTGTCTTAAATCCTCGAAGAGATGATTGGGATTCTTCTTGGATTCAGTCAATAGATAACGCTCAATTCTATGAGCAAGTTAGTAGGGAACTAAACAGTCAAGACTATGCGGATATCATTGCTATGTATTTTGATCCAAATACGCAATCTCCTATTTCTCTCCTAGAGCTGGGGCTATATGCAAGTTCTGGAAAAATGATTGTCTGTTGCCCAGATGGATTCTGGAGAAAAGGCAATGTAGAAATTGTTTGTGAAAGATATGGGATACCTTTGGTAAATTCTTTAGAAGAATTGATTCAAGGAGTTATCAATACAGCAATTACTAAGACTATTTAGTATTAAGAAACAAACAGACAGATAGACAGAGAGAACGACAGAAAGGAAGTAAGTAAAATGATATTGAAAATTAAACAACCAGAATCAGCTAATAACGGAGAGCCTGTGTGGGTATTTATTGACCATATAAAGTCTTTAACCACAGAAGAAATGACCCGAGATTATGCCTATGAGCAAAATTTCGATTCTTATTTTCTAGGAGCTGATAAGGAGCCTCTTAAAGTAAAATCATTGTCTATTCATATGGAAGATGATAATTGGAAATGGGTGTGTGTTGAGTTTGGATATGCCTATGTTATGAATGATGATGGTAAAACAATTGAGAGACTTTAATGGCAGCAAGAGAAGAATTCATAATTATGATGCATCATCTATGGAGAGATGCCTATCGAGACAGAGATCTTGGAAAGTATAATCTAACAGATGCCTGGTCATATTTTGAAGAAATAGAAAAAGGAGGCGCTGCAACTCCGACAATATCTCTTACGGCTAATGGGAAAAAAATTCTCCAAGCGATGCAACAATTGCAAGGCACAAAAGCAGATATGTGGACTGCTAAAGAAATTGGAGAAAGCATCGGTCTTACCTCTGCGAGTGTTGCGGGTGGCATGCGGAAACTTATTAAAGATGGTTTTGCTAAAAAAGGAAATCCAGGAGGGGCTACAACTTTTTATGCTCTAGATTGTGATCCTTCTGCTGTCCTGTAATTAGATTTGACAAGACTAAAAAATTGTGATATAATAGATATAAGATAGAAAATAATAGATATAAAACAAAGGAGAAAAAATGAAAAAGATTCTTAATACTACTCATTTTGAAGGTTATCTTTGGGGCCATGATCTTCAGATCAAGGTTACAAAGGCTGCAGCTAAGAATCCAGGAGTAGAGTTCATTTCTGGAACAGTTCAAATTTTGACAGATGAAGATGGTCTTAATATTGTTCCCATTAATTATCGTTATGTAGTGGAAAAGACAAAGGCCGGTAAGGATAATCTTACTTATAAGAGTTTGTTCAATATTATGAATAGTACAAATGCAACCTATCAAGATGTTGGCGTTGCAGCGATGAAGTTGCGAGCAGACACTACTATTGGCCTTAATGATTTCTACAATCAAGAGAATGAGCTTATCTCTTATAAGATTAATGATGGCGGTTTTATTCATATTCTAACTTCTGGCCAGACATTCGGGTCTGAGCGCAATCGTTTCGAAGTGGACATGCTTATCACAGGCACTCAGTTGAAAGAAGCTGATGAAGAGCATGATAAGCCAGCGATGGTAGTAGTTAAGGGAGCGACCTTCAACTTTATGGGAAGCCTACTTCCTATTGAGCTTGTTGTAAAGAATGACGGCGGACGTCAGTACTTTGAAGATCTTGGAGCTACAACTTCTGAACCAGTCTTTATGAAGGTTTGGGGTAAGGTTGTTTCTACTACCGTAGAGACTGAGACTTCAGAAGAGTCGGCTTTCGGAGGCCCATCTGTTAAGATTACTACTAGAAATATCCGTGAGTGGGAAATCACTGGCGCGGCAGCCACTCCTTATGACTTTGGTGTAGATGGAGTTCTTACCGATGCTGAGGTTAAAGAAGCAATGGGCAAAAGAGAGACTTTCTTAGCTGATACTAAGACTAGTCATGATACTTGGATGAAGAATAAAAATGCTACTGCGGCAAATGCTACTCCTACTGGAGTTCCTGCAGGAACCCCGCAGACTTCTGCAACAGGTAAACCATACGTATTCTAAAGAAGAGGGGAAATAAATGGCAGAAATTAATCTACTAGCAGTTGAACCTCATCAAGTAAGCCGAAATATGCAAGGATATTCTGTATTCTTCTATGGCGAACCTAAAAGTGGTAAAACTACTATCGCGAGCCGTTTCCCTCATCACTTGATTCTAGCATTTGAAAAGGGCTATAGCGCTATTCCTGGCGCTATGGCCCAACCTATGAATACTTGGGGAGAGTTTAAGAAAGTTCTCACCCAATTAAAAAATCCAGATGTTATGAAAACTTATGAGACTATTATTATTGATACCGCAGATATCGCTTGGGACTATGCAGAAAAGTTTATTTGCGCGAATAATAGTGTAGACTCTATTGGTGATATGCCTTATGGGCAAGGATATGCGGCCTTAGCAAAAGAATATGATGAATCACTTCGTCGTATTGTTCAATTAGGATATGGCCTGGTTCTAATTAGTCACTCACAAGACAAGACATTTACAGACCAAGAGGGTAAAGAATATCAAATGATTGTTCCTACTCTCACAAAACGCCCTTTAAATATTGTTTCACGACTTTGCGATATTATCGGGTATGCCAGACCAGTGCAAGAAGAAGATGGAAGTCTTGGGACTAAACTGTTCCTTAGAGGATCCACTCGTTTTATGGCAGGGTCCCGCTTTAAATACTCTCCTGACTTCATTGATTTTACTTATGAGAATTTGGTCCAGTCCATCGTTGAAGCGATCGACCGCCAAATGGAAGATGTAGATTCAAGTTTCTTCACAGAAAGAAAAGAGAATGTTTATGCGGCAACCGCATTAGAACTTGATTATGATACTCTAATGTCTGAGTTCCAAAATGAAATTGAAAAACTCCAAGAGACTTATTCTCCTGAAGAGTTCGCTTCTTATTGGGCTCCAAGAATTGTTCAATTGACTGAGAAGCATCTCGGAAAAGGACGAAAAGTAGGAGATTGCACGAGAGACCAAGTAGAGGTACTTGATTTGGTTGTTTCCTCTCTTAAAGATCTTATTGCTAATGGTATGACAGCAGTGACACCACCAAGTTCATAAACTAGCTTAAAAGGAAAGGGAGGCACATTAATAATTGTGCCTCCCTTTCTTGACATTTCACTTAAATTATGGTATAATATAACTATGCAAAGAAAAGAGGTGGAATAGGTGGCGCATTTTGTTATCTGTAAGGTTTGCGGCGTAAAATTTGATCGAGATAAAATTGAAGCAGTTTCTGTTGGCTCTCGGAGGTATGCTCATGCAACTTGCGCAGACGGGTACGAAGAAACCCAAGAGTCTAAAGACTTAGCTGCGTTACATCATTATTTGAAAGACTTGTTTAAAGAAAACTATGATTATTTAACTTTAGATAGACAGATAAAAGGATTTGTTGCTAATAACGGATTCACCTATTCTGGAATCTTAAAAACTCTTATCTATTGGTATGAGATTAAAGATGGTTCTTTAGAAAAGGCGGAAGGCCGCATAGGAATTGTTCCTTTTTGTTATAAACAGGCTTATAATTATTATTTAGCACAATTTAATGCAAATCAAATTAATATAGGAAAAGACTTGCAAGAGTATAAAAATCTCAAAATTAGAGAAGTCCGCATTAAGCCTCCTGAGAAAGATATATCTAGATTCAAATTATTTAACCTTGATGATTAGAAAGGAGGGGCATGAGTAAAAAATATGTAGATATTCCTGCTACAATGCAAGTTATGGGAAGTATCTATAATGATCCAAATCTTTTAGACTCAGAAGATAAGTACTTTTTCCACGAAAGTGATTTTACTACAGATTTCCATAAAATTATTTTCGGGTCTATTTATAATCTTCATGCCCTAGGAGTCAGTAAGATCAATATAAATACTATTGAAGATTACTTAGCTGAAAGACCTACAAAATTAGCCATTTACAAAGCTAATCATGGCGCAGAGTATTTAACTAAAATTCGAGAACAGTCATCATTTGCCTCTTTTGATTACTATTACAACAAACTAAAGAAAATGACTTTAATGCGGGAATATAGTAACATCGGAATGGATTTATCTTGGCTATATGATGTAAACAATATTATAGATGTAAAAAAGAAACAGGCGCAAGAGGATTGGCTAGATAGAACTGCCCTTGAAGAAATTGCCGATATCATAGATGGGAAAATTCAAGAAGTTAGAGATGCATACGTTAATGATATTGAAGATTCATCTTCGCATCTTGGCGATGGAATCTTTGATTTGTTGGAAAGATTGAAAGAAACTCCAGATGTGGGAATTCCTCTCTATGGACCTATTGTTAATACAGTCACAAGAGGCGCTAGATTAGGTAAGTTTTATTTGCGGTCTGCGCCTACTGGAGTGGGAAAGAGTCGTTCTATGATTGCGGACTCTCTCTTTTGTTCTTGTAATGAGTTGTGGAATGAAAAAGCACAAGAATGGATTCCTCTTACAACCAAACAGCCAACCCTACTTATTTCTACTGAACTTGAATCTGAAGAGCTTCAGACTATTTCTTTAGCTTTTGTTTCTGGTGTAAATGAAACTCACATTGTTGAAAGCACCCTCAGTTTTGAACAAACAGAAAAAGTCCACAAAGCGGCTCAAATTATTTCAGAATCTCCAATCTATGTGGAGCAATTGCCAGATTTTTCTTTAAAAGATATTGAAACTACTATTAAGAAAAATATTAGAGAGCGAGATGTTCGATATATTTTCCTTGACTATATTCACACTTCTATGAAGATTTTAGAAGAAGTTACTCGTCGAAGCGGAGGAGTTAAACTTCGAGAAGATAATATCTTGTTTATGATTTCTGTTAAGTTAAAAGATATCGCAAATAAGTACAAAGTCTTTATTATGAGTGCGACTCAGCTAAATGGAGATTATGTTACTTCTAAAACTCCGGACCAAAACCTTCTGCGAGGAGCTAAAGCTATTGCGGATAAAGCAGACTTTGGCTGTATTATGCTTGATGTTACACAAGCAGATTTAGATTCATTGCAGACTGTTCTTGGAGATAATGGGTTTGAGGCTCCGACAGTGAAAATGAGTATCTATAAAAATCGTGGCGGACCTTATAAAGGCATTTATTTATGGATGCGAGCAGATAAAGGAACTAGTCGATTTGAAACTATATTTGCCACAAAATGGAACTTTGAATTACTTCCAATCACTGAAACTAGAATCATTGTAGAAGGGTAGGTAAATAATGCAATACTTTAAATATGACAAAGACAAACTTAAAGAAAGTTTAGATATGGAAAGTGTTGCATCATTAGTTTCCCATTTTGGCGGAGAACCTATTATGAAAAATGGGCATTTTGTAGCTAAAACAATTTGTCATAACGACTTTGGAGAAGGTTCCCATAAACTATATTACTATGAAAATACGAAGTTATTCAAATGCTATAGTAATTGTGATATTTTAGATGTTTTTGAATTAGTTATTAAAGTAAAAAAACTCCAAGAGGAAATAGATATGCAATTACCGCAAGCCATGGAATTTGTAGCCTCTTTCTTTGGAATTTCAGAAGAGTTCGCACATGATGAAGATTTAACCGAGGACTGGCGAGTTATTCATAACTATGATAGAATTGCTAATCTTAATTTAGAAAATAAAGTAGTAGAACTAAAAACCTATAATAAAGATTTGCTTAAATATTATCCTCAACCTAGAATTCTTCCTTGGCTCCAGGATGGGATAAGTGAGCAAACAATGAAAGAAGCCGGGATCGCTTATAATCCATTAACAGGTGGTATTCTTATCCCTCATTTTAATATAGATGGGGATTTAGTAGGAATCCGAGAAAGAACTTTAATTAAAGATAATGAGGCAAG